GTTCAATGTCACTTGCCCACCGACATATACCCCTTGTTTTAAGATGGTTTATCAATGCACCATCACCAGCACATGGTTCTGCAAAAGTAAAATGTTTTGGTAGATGTGGCAATAGGGGTTCTACTGCTTCCATCGGTGTAGGATAGAAGTCTCTTGGTTTTCTCTCAAAGTCTGATCGTTTACCCATTATTCTACCACATGACTGAAGTTTTTAATTTTATTAAATCGAATTGTACTTCTAAACTTATCTGCGAGAGTATCCTGTTTATGACTGATTACAAATACATTCTCATCACCAAGCGTATTCAGAATCTTTAGGAACTCATCTGTGCCTGTACCATCCAGAGAACTGTCAAATATCTCATCAAGAATAAGCAGATTGGTATTGGTACTATTCTTCATCTTCGCAACCGCTCTCCATGTAAACAGAAGTGCAAGGTCAATACGCATCTTCTCGCCTTCACTGAATGAATCGTAGGTGAACTCATCTCGATACCGCGACTTGATGGTTTCCTCAAAGTTCTCGTTCAGTGTGAAGTTCACATAGAACTCCATAGATGTTAGATAGGTGTTAATCAACTTGTTCATGATAGGAAGATACTGCTTGATAACCTTGGTCTTGATACCCGTGTCCTGTAGCATATTCTTCGCGGCCTCTGCATAGGTCTTGTCTTCACGCAACTTTGACTTCTGCATATCAAACCCAGAAAGAGTTTCCTTTAGCTCATCCAGTTTCTTGTGGTCACTCTTGTTGATTTCACCAGCAACCAAGTGATCAATCTCTGACTGCAAAGTAGCATTGAATTTCTCAAGTTGAACAAGAGAACTATTCTCCTTTGCAACATGAACTTCATTTTCCCGAATTTTGTTAGCAATATCATTTATATCGTTCTGTCTTGAGGTAACCTTATGCAACTCATCTTTAAGTTCTTTTAGTCCGCCATCGACTCTATCTGCTTCACCTTGTTTCCTATCAATCATGTCGGCCTTGAAGATTTCATCAATATGTTGTTGACAGGTTGGGCAGTCCTCATTACTCTCAAAGAAACCAACCAGTTTAGTATGAGCCCTGTGTTTCTCTTTTAACTGCGATTGAATATCTTTCAGTTTGCTATGTTTTGTATTTACACTATCGTTGTCAGTAATTTGATTAAGGAGTTCAGTATTGTTTGTGTTATGAAATTTTATATCCAAATTCTTCCTGAAAACTTCTTCTTCATTTCCAGCAATCAAAGAAGTTTTATCTTGAATTAGTTTTTCCCTATGCATAAACATTTCATCAATATATTTTTCTTGGAGGGTAATCTTTTCCTTTGTCAAATTATATTGATAATCAACCTCACGCATGTCATCAACAATGGTCTTTAACTGCGTCTTGAGAATCATATTCATCAGGGAGAAAATCTGGATGTCAAGAATTTCCTCAACAACTTCACGGCGTTGTTTAGACTTCAACTGCATGAAAGGGATAAACGTAGATGAACCCAGAATAACAACCTGAGTAAAACTGCGATAATTAAGTTTTAGGATTTGTTGCTCTAGATATTTCTGGTAGTCACGGGAGTTTGCGTCTTGGTTATACATCTTACCATTGACGTAAATCTCAAACACGTTTGGTTTGATACCACGAACAACCTTAACCTTCTTGGTTCCAATACGGAATTCCACCTCTACTAGTGCAGCACTGCCATTGACAGAGTTTAGTAGTTGAGGTTTGTTAATATTACGGAATGGCTTACCAAACAAGCCAAAGCAAAGAGCATCCAGAATAGTAGACTTGCCTGCACCGTTTTCTCCAATAATTAATGTGGTTGAATTTCTGTCTAGCTGTATCTCTGTAAAGTTGTTACCAGTTGACAGGAAGTTCTTCCATCTCACAGTCTCAAAATATATCATATTTCTAAATCTTGTGCCTCAGTATAAAGTGACCGCATTGTGTTTTTCAATCGGTCCTTGCTCAGTGTAACATCAAGCTGGTCAATGTATTTCTCTAGCAATGTCATCGTGTCTTCAGTATTGTTTACGATATCATCGGATACATTTTCAGCATCCAATTCAGAGAAGTCTTCAATAATCTTGACCTCAAATGCATCAGCTTGTAAAAGTCGATCTGTGAACTTGTCAAACTGATACAGGTCTTTCTTATTAACCACAATCAGTTTTACATACTTATCTTCATATCCAGACACATCTTCTTTGGTGTAGTCTTTGACAGTATCGTCATAGAAAATCTTCTCAAAAATACTGTGGGGATTAATAATACGTTCAAGTTCCCGTGTATCTGTATCAAAGATGTGAAAACCTTTCGGGTCATCGTGATCACTCCATGTAATCTCATACGGAGTGCCCAAATAATATATGTGACCATCATCGGATTTATGATGAAAGTGTCCACTAAAGCATAGGTCAAACCTACGAAACAATTCTTTATCCCATCCACCTTCAGATTTATGGCCCTTGTGCATTTCAAAACCATTTACCTCTAAATGACCCATCAAAATTTGTGCGGGGGAAGTCTTCAATGCTGTCATTGCAACTTCATAATTACCGCTATTAATCCACGGCATGAATTGAATTGGTATGTCATCAAATTCCACAACCTCTGGGCCAGTGTATATATTGCATCGGTCAGAACCTACCAACTCTTCCATTGAATTGACTTCGTTGGTGTTCTTGTAAAAAGTGTCATGATTACCAATGATAAGATGAAGGTCAATCCCCAACTCAGAAAATCGGTTGATGAACTTCTTTCTAAAATCACTAGCAGTTTTAAAACTAATGAACTTCCTACGGTCTGTAACATCACCCATATGAACACAGGTAGTAATTCCCCTCTCAACTAGAGTGGGAAAAAATACATCGTCATAGAATTTGTAGAAATAATCATTGATATTTTGATTATCGTTTCTGGCACCAAAATGGGTGTCAGTTATAATTGCAATCTTCAACGATCATCACCGAGCACTGCAACATTTTCAACATCATCTTCCATAAAATTCTCTAGTCCCCTTTTACTTTTTTTTTCTACCGTCTTAGGTTTATAGACATCTTCGGTTGGAAGATTATCAATTGCAAAGGAATTATCGATACTGTAACTAGTTGAATCACCGGGCATAGTATCAAAAGATTGATAGTTGGTGCCAGCTACAATTCTATTCTTAACATGGGTTTGTTTTTTTTCTTTTTGAATTCTTCGAATGAAGGCGTAGTAAATAATTTGGGTGAAGTATGCGAAAGGGTTCGACGACTTATCTGGATTGAAATTAGAACAATATTGCAAACAGTTTTCGATGCCATCTGAAATCATATCATCCTTGTATGTGTAATTAATGAAATTAGGTCTATATGATAGATGTTGTGCAATCTTTAGAAAACACTCGCCTATGTAATTTGTAACCGGAGGAATACGTTTATTGTCTTCCTCGGCCTCTTTACACTTTTCTTTCCACTCAATCATTGCCTGTAGAAATGCTTTATTATCAACGTAGTGTTCGCCTTTTGATTTCGCCATAGGTACTCTCCTTAATCTTTATTTACTATACTATACTAGTAAGATAAAGTCAAGGACCATTATAATTTAAAAGAACCTTGACTCTCTATAAATTTAATGTTACTATCTACTTGTCCTTGGGTCATAGAACTACATTAATGTATTAAATCAATATCTGGTTCTAGTTCATCTAACAGTTCATCGTAGATATCTTCTTCATCATAATCTTCATCATCAATCGTATCGATTACATCAGCATCTTCTAGTTTATTCAATACACCCTCGTAATAGACACTTAGGCCAGGTGATGCAGGTAACATAATAATAACATGTTTAGGATCAATTGCGAAATGTTTTTGTTCCGTAAAAGGTTGAACCCATCGTGAGAGCATTAGAGATTCTGTCATACCTCTTCGTGTCATATTTGGGTGGACATTCATTAGTAATGGCCTTGAAATTTCATACTTTCCATCATCTTCAGATAATTCGCAAATGATGTTTTCACCACTAATGAGTTTTAAGATTTTGTATGTATCTGATATCATCGTAGTTTTACCTTTGTAATTTCATAGTTGAATTGTTCTTTCTAATCTTTATTCTTATATTTATGGTACTCAAAAAAAGGACTTATGAATGTTTCTTTTCTTTTCTTCCAAGCTTCTCTCTGTTTTGCTCTAGTTTCATCGGAAGCTTTTACCCCTTTTCGTGATTTACTCACAGCGTCTTTGCATTTTTGAGATTGTTTCTTACCAAATCTAGGATGGTCCTTACCAAACTTGCCACGATTAGGACCAACCCCACCATAGTTTGCATTTAATTCACCAATCATTTTATAGTTTTCATCTGCGTTTTGGGGTTTATCCAAGTCTAGTTCTTTGAGTCCGGGGAATAGGTCTTGTTCTGCGAAATAAATAGACATTGCTGATGCTCCTTTAAAGCGTTAGAGTGGGTGGGGCGGCAACCCGTGACCTACAACTATATTTATAACTATAATAGTTTTACCTTACTAATTTCATAGTTGAATTGTTCTGCATTGTATATGTTGATGCGTTCTTGAAAATGGTTAAGCGTAAAGTTAGGTTGGTCTCTAAAAGTTAGGTCATCTGCAATATCAAAAATCAAAACGGAATCCTTATTGTCCCCCTGACGCAATCCTCTACCGATACTTTGTAACACTCTAATTCTAGACTTAGACGGGCTTGCGAGCACGATGTTGTGAATGTTACGAATATTAATACCAGTACTAAAAGTTCCATACGACGCAATAGTGATAGAGTTTTTCTCCTTTTCAACAATAGCTCGTATCTCTTCTCTTTCTGTGGTACTTGTTTTACCATAGATGAAAAATACCTTTCGCATCCTATCATCAAATGTACCAATATTTTTTGCATCTTGAACTGTTTGGTGTAAGGGTTTCCCGTGTTTCTCAACTAACTGATACAGACATAATGTGTTGCCGGGAAGATGCATCAACAATCCAGCAAGAAATTGATTTCTACGTTCATGTTCGCCTAGAAATTGTAGTTCCTCTGCATAAGTCATTCTCTCTCGTATATTCTCATGCTTTAGAATAATGCACTTGATTTTAAGGTCAGCAAGAGATTTCTTCTCAATTAACTCTTTTGTAGTGGTAACTTTTTCAACAGGACCGAATAGACCTTCTAAAACAAGTTGGTGGGTCTGCGTCCCGTCTAGGGTGCCTGTAAGACCGAATCTGTACTTACATAGGTGTAACTTGGTCATGATACCAGTAAGTGATTTGGCCTTAAACATATGCGCTTCATCACCAATCACACAACCAAACTGTTCAAAATATTTCTTCGGCAACTTGTAGATAGACTGCCATGTAGAAATTACTACATCCTTCTCAACCTTACTTGAGTGACCTTGATATACCTTCTGACAGTATGTACCAGAGCTCCAACCGTAATCCCCAAAATCTGAATACATCTGTTCCACTAATGAAGTGGTAGGAACTAGTATCAAGGTCTTCAGTCCCATCATATGATAATAACGAACTAACGAGTAGATTATGAGTGATTTGCCCGAAGCAGTAGGAGAAATAAGAAGAGCACGATTTCTGGCAATACCATGATGTACTGCATCAATTTGGTAATCACGCACTTTAAGGGATTTACCTGCGGATTTAGGTTTAAGTGACCTGATGAAATCTCTAACAACCTGACGAACAATATCCCGCTCATTTTCAACTCCTTCTTCTAATATATAGTCAATCCTGTTTTTCTGACAGAATCCCTTTATATACTCAAGCAAACCAACGTATATCTCACCTGTAGCTGGGGAGAAGAGCCGTATCTTTCCATCCCACATTCGACTGCGATACATAGGCATAAATTTGAATCCGGGGACTTCAAAGGTGAAGAACTCTGTTAATTCTTGTCGAGTAGAATCTGTCATATCATCTAGAACTAAATAAACTTCATTCTTCTTTGATATACGCATTAGATCATACCAGCTTCAAACTTTTTCCAATCGGTGGCATTACGAATATCCCACCCACGATTGTCGATAGATTTGATTACGCCTTTGCAGTAGTCTACACATGAATCGTAGTACCCAATTTTATTTGAAATTTTAAGAATGTCCTCATCGGACTGAATGTACATTGTTAGGTCTGTCTTCATAACCCTAATGTCAAACGGTTTTGCAGCATACACTTTTGCATCTGCCTTACCGCCATAGTATTCCCACTTCTGACGATAAAGGAGTTGATGGTCAGTTTTAGCTTTGACTAAAAGTAATTCAAAGTCTGATTTGAAGTCCAACCACTTCCGTTTAATCATTTGATTTTTAAAAGATTCCTGATCAATATGTTCTAGATCAGTTATAGGAAGGTCTTCTCTTGCAGTTTTCTTTAGTACTTCTAAATCCATAATTACCTCATAATAAAAAAAGTGAGCAGTTTGGTTTCTCTCTTTGATATATTGACCCTGATGAGTTCGAACGAGTTGTCACCAGAAATTAAGTCTAAAGATTTGATAAATGTTAAAGCTTACCAAATCTGCTCACTCTTATTTATACGCTCTCAAATTTGTAGATTTGGTATTTGAATGTTACATCAGCAGTCATATACTCAACATCTGTCGCACCCTGTGTATAATCTAATCCACTGAGTGAAATCGGAAATACGTTCTGAAAATTTACGTTTAGAATTGGATTATTTTTATTTGATAAAATCATAAGAAATGCATCTGAGTACATTGCCTTATCAGGAGTTACATCACTAATAAGGTCAACGGGCGGTTCTGCACCTCCGCCCGGAGTGTTTGATGTCACATCTCTATGTGTTCTAAACTCTGACCTATTTGATGGAAATCCATAACCAGTAAGCCAATTGTGTAGAGATTGATAATTTTCTAAATACTCATCTACAATAAATGTGAT